AACCGTACATTTAAGAGTCAAAATGGCGAACGTGAGGCTGATTTTATCAATGTCGTTATGTGGCGCCAACAGGCTGAAAATCTTGCTAACTGGGCTAAAAAAGGCTCACTTATCGGGGTGACAGGTCGTATTCAGACTCGTAGTTACGATAACCAGCAAGGACAACGTGTCTACGTGACAGAAGTCGTGGCTGAGAATTTCCAAATGTTGGAAAGTCGTAATCAACAAAGTTCGGATGGTACATTCGGGAATGAGAACCCGATGGATATTCAAGACGACGATTTGCCGTTCTAAGGAGCTACTAAATGGGAATGAAAGAACATGCCTTGGCTTATCAGAAAAAAGGATTTTCGGTTATTCCTATTAGTCCTTCGAATAAGCAACCGATGATCAAATTTGCTGATAAACCAGCTATGACTGCGCAAGAAATTGAGGATTTTTGGAGTCAGTATCCGGATAGCAACATTGCTGTTCGGACTGATAAATTCTTCGTTATCGATGTGGACCTGCACGGAAAGGCTAATGGCTATGAGAGTCTGGCTAATTGGGAGCATCTAAACTTGATAACTCCAACCCTGCAGGCGAAGACAGCTAGTGGCGGCAAACATATTTTTTATTTTAAACATCCTGATGTGTCTATGACCCAGATGATTGGCTTTCTGCCTGGTGTGGATATCAAAGCACATCCAAACAATTACGTACTGGTAGCTCCTTCTAAAACTCCCAAAGGTGTCTATACTTGGGACAAGAAAAAGTCTAAAGAGGGGGGCACGATGGTCACGGCTAGTCGATCTCTTGTTATGGCCATTAAGAAGGAATACAACAAAAAGAACTCTGGTAGTGACCTGGATAATATCTACTATCAAATCAGCAAAGGTGCTGGTAAACGAAATAGGACAACTGAATTATTTGAAATGGTTGTCCTAGGCTTCGGCGATGAAGGCAGTAGAAATGATACACTTGCAAAATTTGTAGGGGGGCTCTTGAGCAGATCAGTAGAACCGAACTGTATACTGCAACTAGCAGAAACAGCCAATAACAATTCGGTAGAGCCTCTTAGTTACAAAGAATTAAGTAGGACTGTCGAATCGATGATCAAGAAACAAGGGAGGGGGGGTGGCCATAATAGGTGATGTTACGAATATTTCAATCAAGCAATTTTCGCGCAGAAAGAAAAAAATCTTAAACGAAGAAGGTGAACAGATTGAAATTGAATCTATTGTGGCTGACAGTCCTAGAAATGTTCTGCTTGCAATGAAAAGCGATAACAAGCTCAATGACTTTCTCAGGCACAATGAATTTACTGGTGAACACGAAATCGTGGAGGATGTCAAACTGGATGCTATCCAGTTGAGGAAGGGGCAGCTACCGTCTGCCTTCGAATCCTACCTAAGCGTGTATTTAGAAAATCACTTCAAAACAGTCTTTAAAGCCGGAGCGTTAAGGGACGGCATCGAAGCGTTCTTTGCAGAAAAAACCTATAATCCGGTCAAAGAATACATGGAAAATGCCTATGAGTCCTGGGACCATAAAGAACGACTTGCTCAGGTATTTCAAACTTGGTTGGGTGCAGAAGACAGTATCTATGTCCAGAGAATAGCTGTCATGTTTTTTGTTGGGGCGGTCTCTAAGGTTTTTAATCCATGGGTTAAATTCGACTACACGCTAGATCTTGTCGGTGGCCAAGGTGCTGGAAAGACCACTTTCTTGCAAAAAATAGCCGTCGATTGGTATACAGATTCAGCTAAGGATTTTATGGACAAAGATAACTATGAGATTATGCTGAAATCACTGATCGTCAACGATGATGAGATGGTTGCTTCCAGGAAGACCACTTTTGATGAGTTAAAAGCTTTCGTGACTAAAACAGAACTTTCTTTCCGTAGATCCTACGGTCGAAGGGCCGAAAAATTCCCTAAAAACTTTGTGATCGCAAGGACCAGCAATAAAATTGAGTACCTGGGAGACAAGACTGGCGAGCGGCGCTTTCTGCCTGTGCTGGTGGATGCAGGCCAGCAGTTTGTCAAGCCATTTGATATGACCGATCATGATGTGCTCCAGCTTTGGGGTGAAGCAGTCGCTATTTACAAAAAAGGATTTATCCTTACCTTTGATGATGAGTTCGAAAATGAACTTGCGGTCTATAAGGAGCGCTTCACTTATAAAGATGAAGCCGAATCGCAAGTATATGACTATCTTGAAATGCTGGTTCCAGAAGAATGGGAAGATTTCTCAGTCACTCAGCAACATCAATATACCTGGTGCTACTTCAATGATGGTAGCTATCGCAATGAGTCCGGTCTGCTATATGAAGGTGTGAAGCTTCAATCGAGTGTGTCTGCCAAACAGATATTAAAGAATGTCTTTGATATCGATAGCGCGAGAGGTGAAAAGATTGCTAGGAAGATCAAGTTGATTATGGACAATAATCAGGATTGGGAATACAAAATAAAGAAGGTTAAAGGAAAGACAATACGTGCATATTTTAGAAAAAATATACAAACAGAAGTGATGTAACCTTAGTGAAAATGATGTAACCTTTTAGGCAAAAAACGGTCAAAAATCATGTTTCGGTTACATCAGGTTACATCATTGATGTAACCACAGGAAAAGTCAATTATATCAACGGTTTGAGTGCTGTTTTTGATAAAATTTTTAAAAAAGTGATGTAACCCTCCTAAACCCTTGATACTACTGATGTTTTGGGGTGTCTATTAGTAAGGTTACATCATTTATATAAAATAATAAGTAAAAATAGCAAGTGCTATAAACGTTGATATAACAGCATTCTTGTTTTTTATAAAATATGTTTTGTGAAAAATGATGTAACCTGTAACCGTGTGAAAAGTATTCACGAAATAAGCATATTTTTTAATAAATAAAGGAGAAGAAATGTCATATACAGTAACACTATATTTTGACAACATGGTAGATGAAACTCACTTTTTTAAGAAAGTGGGTGATGCTGCCAAATGCAAGGCTCAGCTTGAGAGCAAGTATCGAGGGAATCGAAACTATAAGGTGAAACTTGAGGAGGTGGAAGATGAATAAGCAGGAATTGATAAAACGTATCGAGGTTTTGCCTTATACAGAGGGGCCTATCGCAGATACAATCACAATTAATAGAAATTGGATATTGGAATCAATTGAACAACTAGACGAACCAGAAATGGGTCACGCAGACGAAGCGCCTCGCTATGTCAAGAACATACTAGCAAGACTACGAGAACTGCCATTGCATGATCGTGAAGTTTGGCTAAATGCTATCATGAGCGAATTTGAGCAGGATTTCAGTCATGCAAAATGGCGTGAAGGCTACGAGCAAGGAAAATTTGAGGGTGTGGTTGAACGTGAGAAAGTTACCATTCCGCAGTTTGTGGCGGATTGGATTGCCAATGTAAAAAGAAATGGTTTTAAATTCAGAAATACTTCAGGATACTATGAAGAGATAGCACCTAGCGATGATGTGTATCGTGTTATGTACTATATTTTCAAAGAGGGTATTGTGGGAGAAAAAATAAAATCTTGGATCAATGAAAACAGAGATGTTTTCGCTCGTGCTTGGCTTGACGTCTACGATATTCAGGAAACAAAGTATGTAGTGACAGATGGCAATCATTTGTATTTTAAAAACTATCAAGAAGATATTGAAATTGTCATACTAGTTGATGAACAACCTGGTACGATAGAGTATGTCAAGAAATTTGATACAAAGGAAGAAGCTCAAAAGGCTGCAGACATTCTTGGTTGGAAAGTTCAGGAGGTAGAGTGATGGAAGAAATGAAAAGAGATTTTGCAGGTAAATTGTACAGAAAAGCTTGTGAAATTGCAGAATTTTATGAAGAGCAAATGGATAGTGAAGACGATAACGAGGTGTTTGATATTGAGGAGTGTTAGGTGGAGTTATGTCAGCTAGTTTTTGATGAAATGATTTTTTGTCAAGCAGCAGTATCGATGACATACTTTGCAACATTACCAACAGATAATCCTCACATTATGAGCGAAGCAAGAAAAGAACTACCTTTCAAGCCAAATAAGGAGGTCATAGATTGAAACGATTCATAGCTATTTGGATCCTGCTATCCGCCGTATTGAACATCTGACAGAGAAACCACATTAAAAAACTAGAAGAAAAGCTCCCGATTATCGTCTATAAAGCTGATAACGCAGGCGCAGAAATAAAAGGCAGAGTCGTTCATAAGGAAAAAATTGGCGACCTACATACAATTACACTACAAAACTATGGCACATTCGTGGTATTGCAAGACAACTACGAATCATTGAGGATTGGAGATGAGGTGAGGTTGTGAGACCTAAAAAATATCCATATTCAGGAAGGCTGAAGCTGATTAGACAGGCATTGCCAAGGTTCGTCTTGCTAGGAAATGCCGCCTTTAACAGCAATTTGGTGAAATACATTGATACAATAAAACAAGTGACACCAAATCAAACGATTGTCTATTTTAAAATCCCTAAATTCCTTTCGCACGAGGAGAAGTATGTACGGGTACCTCTCAAAATCGGTGAGGTCGTCAAGATTTTAAACCGATGATAAACAAAAAAGCCAAGACACTTGTCTCGACCTTCATTTTATTCAACGATA